TCCATGCATCAACTACTATTAAACAATCCACTTACTTTCTTCCAATATTGTATTTTGGACAAAGCTCCCAATTGTGTTTATCTTTAAATGATATAATTTTTATAGTTCTTAATGGAGCACATTCTAATGCTTCTTTCTTTTCTATAGTAAGTAAACCCCAATCACTTAGTAAAGTAGTAATTGTATTTCTACGAGCAATATCTGTTTCTTCTAAGTTAGATTTTTTTCCATCAAGCAAAAACAATTCTTTAAAGTGCACGATAAAATATCGTCCTTGTTTATGTAATATATGGCATGATTGGTAGAGCTTTTTATCTTTTCTAGATGCAACACCGATTCTTGTTAGTGTTTCTTTAATTTTTAAAAAATCGTCTGGCTCATCTATGGTTACTTCCAGCATAAGATCTGGCGACCATTCTATTAAATTATTTTCTTCTTCCACCTTTATTCACCTTCTGTTTTAGTATAGTTATTTGTTCAGGCGACAGAAGGGTTAAAGCTACTCTTGCTTTTTCATTACTATAACCATAGTACACTTTAACCGCTTCAATATCACTTACGGATTCCGCTTTAAACCATTTACTAAAACGTTTCCGTTGTCTAACCATATTTATAAGAAAATGATATTGTAGTTTCTTATCTATGTTATGATACTTATTCATTTCATTTGCAAGAATAACAGTATCATTAAAATAAGATAAACCACGATTAACCATAAAGGGGTTATATTCTTTTTCTGCTATATCATCAACCATAATATCTTTCTTGGTTGTGTTTATAGAATTTAAATAATCAAAATGATTCATAATATATTATCCATAAAGTCTATTATATTTTTTTAAATACATACTAGCTATATATTCATGACCAGCTTTATTTGGATGTGGATCTTCATCTGAAATTAAATATTTTTCTTTATTTCTTGCTAACACTTTAGACATAGGTTGATCATATACTGGATGTCTTAACCATCCTTTAGTCACTAGATTTCTATGAGGAAATTTAAAAGGTATATATTCATAATCAATAGGTGGAAGCATTTGAGCAAAAATATATTTTATATTTAGTGCTTCGCATATATCAGTAAGAGTTTCGAGTTCATCATAATACTTTTCTGCAAAAAAGCTTGGATCTGTTTTTGATATTAATGCTTGTGCAACAGAATAAGGACGATCACCTAAAAAATTATAAACTGAAGAATAGTCATCTCCATCTTTACCATCCAACCAACGTGTAGGATTAAAATGATGTTTATAATAAAAATGTAATCGAGTAGCATCAGTCCAACCAATTATAACTAAATCAATCTCTTTATAATTACGAGATATAAATGGAAGTGTTTTATCTAAAATATAATCATTTCCATATCCATATTTTGCAAAATTATAAAGAGGCTTATCTAATTTTTCTGCAACAATTTCTGGCCAATTTTGCCAAGAAACATTTGGATTTGGCGCTGTGTACCCACAACCTGCTGCTACTATCATTGAATTGCCTGTACTAATGTTTGTAATCTCATAACATCCATAGCAATATCATGCTTTGGATCATGAGCTATAAAGTTTTCACAGTTAGGTGGAATAAAACTATTCTTTAAATCTGATCCCCAACTTAAGCCTTCAATTATAGAGCGAGTATCTCTAACTTCCCACCATTCATAAGGCATCGGATTTCCAGTCTGTCTCATTATATATTCAAGAAAGATAGGATCAAAAGTATTTCCTCTTGTATAAACTTTTTTGACATTGGCTGATTTGTTTACAACAAAAAATCCATATAGTTCTGAAATAGATTTATCATCAGAAGAAGGTTTAATTTGTTCTTTTGCTAAATCACCTTGTTCCATCCACCAATTTAATGTATCTTTGTTTATATGTCGTTTATAACTTTTAACTTGATCTTGGACATCAAATTTAATCATATGAGTTTGTTCAACTAATTCATCGAACGTATATGAAATTGTATCACTAGTAAAACGTGATTCAGAAAAGTTTAACATTGCCATAGAAACAACTACACCATTTGTTTGTTCTTGTGATAGTGTTTCAAAATCAAATATACAAGCATTATTTAAACCATCATATGCTACCATCATTGCATCTCCACATTTGCCATGATTTCAGTCATGCATGCAACAACATTTAATTCATGATCTGCAACAAAAGCATTTTTATATTGATAGTCAGCCAAGATTAATACAAGTTGCGGAATTGATTGTGGTCTAACTTTATCTTGCATTCTATCATAGATTCCACGGAAAATACTTGACGCATCAGTGTCAATATTATTAGTAACCCATTGTCTCATCTTTTTAAAATCTTTACCTTTAAGATAAGTAAATAAATTTTGATATGATGTATCAGATAAATTTACAAGTATTCCGGCATCAATTTTTCCACTGATTGCATATCGTTGGCATTCATTAAGAACACGTCTCCAATCAGGTCCATGTTTTAAAATAACTTGAGCTAATGTATTACGTTCATATTCTACATTTTCTTGTTTAAGAACATCCTCTAGTCTTTGTAACATTTGTGTAGAAAGTCCAGCTAATGTTTTGCGATCTGTATTGAATTCATACACTGAACAACGAGAATGTAAAGGATCTATAATGCGATTTTTAAAATTGCAAGTTAAAATGAATCTACAATTGTTTGCAAATTCTTCAATAAATCCACGCAATGCGGGTTGCGTAGATTGTGGATTAAGATAATCAGCCTCATCAAGGATGACTACTTTATATCCTCCGGATAAAGATACTGAAGAAGCAAATTGTTTTATCTTCGTACGAAGAGTTTCAATGTTGCCTTCTTCAGATCCGTTAACTAGAATGTAATCTAAATCTAGTTCATTACATATTGCTTTCGCAACAGTTGTTTTACCAAGACCAGCAGATCCAGTGAAAAGCATATTAGGAACTTCACCAGAATCTACAATCTTTTGAAATACTTGTTTAAGCTGTTCAGGTAAAATGGTGTCTTTCACATATTGTGGGCGATATTTTTCTACCCACAAAAAATCATTATTCATATATCACTCCATTTTAAAAAGACAAACACTACTCGTCGGCTTCGTCTTCTTCTTGTTTAAAGGCTTCCACAATTGAAATACCTTGTGTACACTGATCACGTAATTGACCAATTGTAGAAAGTTCTTCTCCTCTAAAACCACCACGCTGTGTTACTGTATCAATAACTGCAATTGTTGAACGACAAATATTATTCATTTGTTCGTAAGCTTTTTTATGATCCATTCTTATTCTCCATAATTAGAATTTTTTTCTACTGCAATCCAGTAGGTTAAGTTGTTTTCAGTATTAGTAAATTGCGAAATTAATTTAGATGAAACCTCAACATCATAATTACCAGACATCATTTTTAAATTAGCAATATTAAATATGAGATTATATTTATCTGTGTTTGATTCGCCGACTACATCAATACTGAAAGTATTTGCAGTCGAATTATCACTGCTTTGTACAGTAAGTGATACAACACCATCTCCGCCAGGTGAAGCGGTGAGTTCAGTGTGTCCAAGTGCTGCTGCGGCACGTTTAATACGATTTAATGTATCATTATCTAAATGAAATTTAACATCCACTGAAGGCATTGATGCAGTCTTTGTTGGTGTAGTTAACATTTCTACATCAGAGAAATAATAACGAATCTTTGATCTGCCGCTTGAATCTCCAATAACAGCATGATCATCTTTTAGTTGAATACGAGGTTTATCAACTAAACCTAAAACACCAAGAAATTCATTTAAATCGTATATACCAAAGGTTTTATCAAATGTTTCTTCTACATTTGCAACAGCTAGAATGTTCTTAGCTTCTGAAATAGTTGAAATTTGATTGCCTTCTTTAATTACAAGGTTAGAATTAATCCCTGCAAAATTTTTCAACTTTGCTAAAGTTGATTCGCTTAGTTCCATAATATACTCCTGTTTAAGTCAATTAATTTATTATACCACATTATTAGTATCTGTAACACCATTATTTACAAGTTTGCTGAAATTTTTTACTTTTGCAAACTCTAACTTGTTATTGAACTTCCCATCTAATATTTCACCTTTATGGGATATGACAAATACATTAGTATCATCATCAAGTGTATGTAAAATTTTCATAAGATTATCTACACCTTCATGATCTAATGAACTATCAAATGTTTCATCTAAAACTAAAAGATTAGTTGAAACACTATTTTTCATTTTAGCTACCATTCTCCAAGTAAACAATAGTGCTAAGTCGATTCTTTGTTTTTCACCTTCACTAAATGAATCATATGAAAAAGAATCTCTATGTCTAGATTTAATTGTTTCTTGAAAACTTTCATCTAAATCAAAGTAAACAAAAAAGTCAAGTATCTGTAAATACTTGTTCACTAGTTTATTAATTACTGGTAAATATTGTTTAATGATTTTTGTTTTAATACCAGTATCTTTAAGCATTTCTGACATTATCATATTATAGTTTAAAGATTCATTTGTCTGCAACTTTGCTTGCCAAAAATCATTAGAATCATTATTTAATCTTTCTAATTCTTTCTGTGATTTTACCACATCCCCATCATTGCCGCGTATTTTTGATATGGCATCGGTGAGATTTCTAATCTGTCCTTGCAACCGTAAGATTTCTTTATTGTTGCTAGAAATAGATGCGGTGGTTTCTCGTATTTTAGCAGCGGTTTGATTGAGCCGCTCAATATCTTGTTCCACAATAGTTGACTGTTCAGCGACATCGTCGAGAGCTTTTTTAATCTCTGCTGCCTTAGCTTTGGAGGAGGAAAGTTTCTCTGATCGTAAACTCTCACTAATATCTTGGGAACATGATGGGCATGTATCATTTTCTTCGTAAAATTTCGAGTCTTTGACGAGGGTCGCGATTTTTTGATTGAATTCAGCCTTGTATTGTAAGAGAGCTTGTTTTTTGTTGTGACTTTTTTTAAGCGCTTCATCGAGCCCATCTGATAAAAGATTGATTTCGGATTCCTTTTCACTATTGATGAACTGTAGTTCCGTGACTTCAGCTTCCGCGAGGAATATTTCATTTTCTTTGTATTCCACCTGATCATTGCTAAGAGTCTCCACTTCTTTAATATATTTTTCTTGCAGACTTATTTTTTCTTTTGTTAATTCCAAATCATATTCAATTTTACTAAGTGTATCTTTTAATGAACCTGTTTGTTCTTTTAATAGTTGATTCATCTTAGAAAAAATATTAATATCCAGAAGATCCTCGATAACATCCCTTCTATGTTGTGAAGGCAGTTGCATAAATGGAATGAAGGAGGAAGAGCCTAACACAACAATTTGATGAAAACTTTTGTGATTAAGTTTTAAGATGTTTTGTTCGAGGATCTTCTGGTACTCTTTGGCATGAGAAGACTGATTAAGCAGTTTTCCGTTTTGCCAAATTTCAAATATTCCTGGTTTAATACCTCTAATAATTTTAAACTCAGATCCTAAAGCATTGAAGGAAACTTCAACACGACAATCTTTGTTATTGATTGAGTTTATAAGTTGTGGTTTATTAATATTTCGATGTGGTTTACCAAATAAAGCAAACGCCAAAGCATCCAATAGTGTAGATTTACCTGCACCATTTTGACCTACAATTAATGTAGACTTTGTATCATTTAAATTTATTTCTGTCCAAGTATTACCTGTTGACAGAAAGTTTTTCCATCTAAGAGTTTTAAATAAAATCATAAAATTTCAAGCGCCTGAGCTTCTGTCATTAAGTTTCTCATTTTAGACTTAATGATGTCTTTATCTAATTCTGTATCTACTGCGTCAATATAACTATCGAGTAAAACACTAGTATCTTCTATTGATATGTTTTCATCGTCAACATTTGAGCCAACGAAATCGCTAAAGTTTTCTGCTATCTTTAGTTCATGTATTGGCCTATTTTGTATTCTATCAACAAATGAGTCAAATGTAAATATATCACTTTTATTATATACAACTATTTTTACAAATTTTTCATCAACAAGAGAAAGATCAAATTCATCTGGTTTAAATACTCTATCATCATAATTAATACGATAAAATAAAGTATGTGGATTTAAAATTGGAGTTAACTGTCTTGTTTCTGTATCTAAAACGTGAAAGTGTTTTGGATCATGAGCGTCGCTCCAAAAGAATTCCATTTGAGATCCTAAGTAATGTATATTACCTTCTTTAGATCCAACATGATAGTGGCCACTTAGCACATTTTCAAACCGTGAAAATAATTTTGGATCCATACCATGAGTGTTTCTAACACCTCTCATCATTTCAAATCCAGTTAACTCTAAATGACCAGCTAACCAATCAGCTTTACATGTTTTTACAAAGTTAATAGATTCATCATAATTATCATTTGCAATCCAAGGTAGCAATGCTATTTTCATGCTGCCATATGTCATAACAGTTGGCTTCATTACAATATGAATTTCATTCATAAAATGGCCAAGGAGTTCTTTTAATGAATTTACTTCATTTGTATTTTTATAAAACGTATCATGATTACCAGGAATGATGTCCATAGTAATCTTGTGTTCTCTTAATTTATCTAAAAAATGTTGGCGGTTTCTATTAAGAGCTCTAAAATTTATGAACTTACGATGATCATAATAGTCTCCTAGATGTAAAATGTGCTTAATATTATTTTCTAGTAAGTATGGAAAAAATACTTCACTATAAAATTTTTCAGCGTTGTCTAGGAAAATGTTAGAGCTATTACGTATACCACAATGAGTATCGTTAAGAATAGCTATTTTCATTCTTCAAAGAATTCCTCTAAATTAGAATCTGCAATTTTAGTTTTACGTTTTATTTTTTCTTTCTTTGCAAACTCTTTAAATTCCGTATCATAATGTTTTACTTTTTCAATGCGATCTTTCAACACATCTACAAAATGATTTGCAACAGTAGCCGCACCATCTTCTTCTCCAAAATATAAAAATGCTTCAGCTCCAGATTGTGTCATAAACTTATGTTTAATATCTTGTTGTTTCTTTTCTTTTTGAATACGTCTTAAAAAAGCGTACCAAATGATCTGTGTAAAATATGCAAAGGCATTCGGTTTGCCAGTTCTCGTAGCAGCATTAATGTTGTAGTTTTCAATTGCCTTTAAGCAATTTTCTACAGCATCCATTACCATTTCTTCTCTATAAGTATAACGTATAAAATTAGATTTATGAGATAAATTTTGTGCGATCTTTAGAAAACAGACAGCAATATAGTCAGGAACAACTGGTAATTTTTCTCCAGCTTCTTTTGCTTTATTAACTTCTTTTACATAATCAACCACTGCTTGAGAGAACTCAGAATTGTTTACATAATGTATATTTTTTTTCTTTGCCATGTTATAAGTTCTCCTTCAACATACTTTACTATACTACCATATTTTTCACCAAAAGTAAACAACTTTTTTTTCATTTTTTTTGAAAAAAGTGTGTTTTAGGGGTGTACATCTCGCGCAGCTGTGG